GGGATTTGTGGGAGGAAAGAGGATTTTATCATTATGCTGTAGATTTTCTTAGTATCAAAGAGCATAGATACATAAAAGGTATCCCTTTTGAGGAGTTTACTAATACTGAGTGGAGAAAAATACCTAAGGAGTTAAGAGATAAGGCGTACACGATACAGCCAGATGTGGTATGGAGATTAAAACCAGAGGAGAGAGCTTTATTACAAACTAGCTTTATAGATAATCCTAGAGATATTGAGAGGCTGTACAAAGCTGGGTTACTGGTATCTAAAGATAAAATCTCTACAGCACACATAGAGATAGAGCTAAATAGATCTAATGAGTACAGGATTGTAAAAATACAGCATGAATGGACTTATGACTATGGCAAGGATAAGCGTACAGGCGTTATTTTAGAGGCTTGTAAACTGTACACGGTATATTCTGAGGCTAAAGAAGAAAAAGAGCGTATAGAGGCAAAATACAAAGCAGAAAGAGCACTCTCAGATTATGAGTGGAGTGTAAGAGAGATAGATAAGGTACTGAGATTACTACACGATGATACACTAGCTAAGGAATACAGGCGGATCCTCCTTAGTATGGATAATGTAGATGATATTGAGATAAAAAGGATAGGAAATGCTATTTACTGGAGGTATTTTAGTAAAAAAGAGCCTTATAAAATGGTGGCATTATAAGAAAGATAAACTACTGGCGTTATGCTGGTAGTTTTTTTTTGCTCTGAAATAAAAATCTAAAGAAACTGAAAAAAGATTACATAGTAAATACATATTTTCTCCAGATATTTACCCTAACTTATGTAGAAACAGTAGGGATATTTTGCAGATAACTTACGAGGGATCAGCATTATATAACTCATTTTAAGGAGGATAACAACTATGGCAGATGTAAACACAAACACAGCTACACAGACACAGGAGCAGGGTAACGGTACCCAGACTAATACCACAGCTAACGCTAACACTACTGGAGCAGGTGCAGATAACACTCCTAAGGTAAAGACAGAGGAGGAGATCAGAGCAGAACTCCAGAAAGAGTATGAAAAGATGGCAGATAAGAGAGTAACGGATGCCATTAAGAAAAAGGAAAAAGAGTGGGCGGATAAGCAGGCTAAGGAAAAAATGACAGAGGATGAGCGTAGACAGGCAGAGGAGCAGGAACGCCTACAGGCACAGGCTAAGAGAGATCTGGATCTTACTATCAAGGGCTTAAAGCTGGATGTAGTAGATGCAGTACAGGAGATGGGGCTGGATGCTGGTTTCCGTAACTTAATCGCTGTAGAGGACTTAGCAACTATCACAGATGAGGATGAGCGTAAAGCTAAGCTCACTGAGAGAGTAAAGGGTATGAAAAAGCTCTTTGATGCAGAGGTGGCTAAGGAAGTTGCAAAGGCTAAAGCTGAGTTTCTCAAAGGATCCACTCCAGCTACAGGATCCTCATCTAACAAGAAAGATGAAACTAAGTATGATGCGTACAAAAAGGCTGGAAATGTAAAGGGTATGCTTAGCGAAAAGTTAGGGGCATACAGAAATAAGGAGGATGAGGAGTAAGCCAGCTCCTCAAAAACAAAATAACTCAAACAGGAGGTAAATAACAATGGCAGATATGATTAAGAGATCCAATTTTTTGGATAACGAGGTTGTAGACCTCACAGAGGAGATCAAACTTGTATCTCCTACAGATACTCCGCTTACTACTTTACTTATGGGTAGAGGGCAGGTAGTACCAGCAAACGATATTACAGTAACATGGAGAGAGAAAGAGCTTAACTCTGATAGAGGTACTCTTAAGTTAGAGGGTGCTGAGGCTGGCGGTGTTATTACATCTAACAGAAAAACTCTTTCTAATGTGTGCCAGATCATCGAAAAGGTAACACAGGTATCTGGTACAGCTAGATCCCTCAATCCTAAGGGTATCGGAGATGTATTTAACTCTGAGGTACAGGATCGCTTAGTAGAAACTAAGAGAGATATGGAGTGGTATTTCCTTAACGGTACTAAGGCTCTGGAGAGTGGATCTACTCCTAGACAGATGAACGGACTTGTTAATCTGGTAGCATCTGGAAATGTGGTAGAAACTAAGGGAACCCTTACAGAGGATCACTTCTTAGATGCACTCCAGAAAATGTGGGATCACGGAGCACAGGGAGAGTACTTTGCTTTTGTTAATGCAAATGTAAAGAGAATGATTAACCAGCTTGCTAAGGCAGGTAACAATGTTCGTTTCTTAGGAGATAACGGATCTATGCAGAATGTACTTGGTATCGGAGTACAGAAGATCGTAACAGACTTTGGAGAGATCTCTTTAGTACTGGATCGCTATGCTGATACTAAGACTATTCTCACAGTAGACTTAGGCGAGGTACAGATCGCAGAGCTTAGAGGTACTTTCTATGAGGATCTTCCTAAGGCTGGCGATTACTTCAAAGGTCATGTACTTAACGAGAGTACAATCAAGCTCCTTAACAGCTATGCAGGATCTAAGATCTCCATCACGGAGGCAGAATAATTAAGGAGGTAAAGAGATATGCCTAGAAAAGCACAGAGTACTCCAGAGCAGGAGGAAAAGAAAGAGGCTGTAAATGCTCCAGCCGATGAGAATAAGGAGCAGGAAAAGGGTACAGAGGCTCCTACAGAGGGTGCTGTATCCACAGAGGTAACTCCAGAGCAGGAGGAAAAGAAAGAGGATAAGCCTAAAAAGGTATATCACTTTACCTCTGAAAACCCTTACTTAACTGTATCCGCTGTAGGCGTGTATTTCAGTAATGGTAAGGCTAGTACGGATAATTTAGCAGTAGCTAAGTATCTGGCTGGATTAGAGGGCGTAGAGCTGGTAGAGGAATAAGGAGGGATCTCCTATGGATAGCTTAGAGCGTTGTAGGATCCTCTGTGGAATATCAGAGGATAACACTAAAAAGCTGGAGCTATTAAAGGTGCTCTTAGAGAAAGCAAGAGAGGATATAGAGGCATTTTGTAGAGATACCTTTATAGAGCCTCTTACCGATGGTGAGGGCATTATTACAGGGTATACAGATGTATTCCCTAAACAGCTTAAGAATGTACAGGAGGATTTAGCTATCCAGCGTTTTAGAAAGCTGGGAGCGGAGGGGGAGAGCTCTTACTCCTTAGCGGATGAGAGCGTAACCTTTGATGATCCATTACCTGTATCAGTAGAGAAAAAGCTGTACCCATACCGCCAGTTATTCCCTAGATCCTATACGCTGGATGATCCAGTAGGCGGATATAAGGAGGGCTAAGGTATGAAGTTTCTCTATGATAAGCAGGTGGTAGTAAAAAGATACTCCTCAACTTTAGGAGAGTATAACCGTCCAGTAAAAACTCTGGTAGAGGTTGGTACTTATGAGTGCCATACCGCAGAGGATAGTACTACCACAGCCCAGCTCCAGCCACAGAAAAAGAATACCACAGATCTTACACTCTACACAGATCCAGAGGCTCCTATTAAGAGGGGAGATATTTTATATATCTATGAGCTGGATGAGTATGATAAGCCTATTATGAGTACGGAGTTTAAGGCTATCGCAGATAAGCCTTATAAAAAGCGTACTCAGCTCATTGTATCGCTCCTTAGTGAGGAGGAGGTATAGTGGAGGGCTTTACTATTGAGGGCTGGGATGATTTTGTAGAGAACTTTAGTAAGTTTGTGGATAAATGGGCGGATAAAAAGAAAATCCTCCTCCAGAGGATGGCTAATATCTATCATGGCGAGGTTATACCTCATGTGCCAGTAGATACCTCACGGTTAGTAGATAGTATTACCATTTTCGGAGAGGGGATACCTCACGATTATGTAGAGGTGGGAACTAATGTAGAGTATGCCTTATATGTAAATGATGGTCATGTACAGCATAAGAGATTTTTACCAGCGGATAAGCTGAGTGTGGGCGGAAAAGCTAAATACCTTAAGAACAGGAACCAAAAAGGGATCATGTTAAAAGAGAGCTATGTAAATGGCTCTTTTTTTATGGAAAAAGGTATGCAGGATGCTAAGCCCAGACTTAACAGGTTGGTAGAGAGCTTTTTAGTGCAGATCGGTAGAGAGATAGAGGGAGGTAGCTTATGAGATTGCTTAATAGCGTGTGTAGGGTTATTGCCTCCGCCTATGCTGGGATACCAGTACATATAGAGGAGGTTCCTAACGATTTTGAGCGTAATAGCTTTTATGTATCGCTGGCTACAGGCAGTAGCGAGCTAAAAAATATCAATGTGTATGAGGATGATCCGATATTCCAGATCATTTACTTTGCAAAAAGAAATGAGGCTAATCAAGTGGTAGCAGAAAAGCTCTATGAGGTAAAGGAGGAGCTTAAAAGGCTTTTCCTCCTTAGGAGAGTTGTACCTGTGATCCCTTTAGCTGGAGTAAAGGAAAAACCCAGATATGCAAAGATAGAGAATTACTCCGATGATGTGAGGGTTAGTGAGGGGGCTTTATATGTAAAGATCACTCTCAACTTTACAGAGGATGTACCTGTAGAGGATAACTATGAGCTTATCGGAGATGTGGATATTGAAACAAAGACAGTAACAAACGGATAGGAGGTTAATACACAATGGGATTACCAGATATTATTATTGAGTTTTCCAAAAAGGCGGTAACAGCCATCCAGAACGGATCTCTTGGTATTGTGGGTATTATGCTCAAAGATACCAAAAACAACGGTGCTATGGTGCTCCGTAGCGTGGATGAGATCCCTACTGGAGAGAGTGCTTTTACACAGGCAAATACAGCCTATATTGAGAGAGCTTTTATTGGCTCTCCATCAAAGGTAATTATCTACACAATGCCTCAGAGTGCAGAGAATTACGATGAGGCTACTAAGTATTTTGCTACACAGAAAGTAAATTACTTAGTAGGTGCTCCAGACCTTACAAGTGAGGAGGCTACAAAGATTGCTACATGGATCAAGGGAGTT